GCGTAAGCCAGAGAAAAATGACAGTAACCTGTCGATCGTTGGAATATTTACTTCGGTTTAGGAATATAAGAGGAGTGTTCCCCCACATTCTTTTTATTGATTTACCAAATCGTAACAATATTTTCACAACTTCTTGAGAGATTAGCTCTCTTTCAAGTCGTAAACTTTGCTAATAACAACCAAACACAGGAAGTGTCTCCGAAAAAAGACACAACTTCGAGTCAAGTTAATGACTCATGTCTGGATGGTATTGGTAAGTGGAGCTCATTCGAAGATTTGTTTTTCAAAAAAACATTTTTTCGAGCTGAGCACCAGCTGGATCGCGTTTTAAAGTCTCTACTTGCATTAGTGGACACATGTGCTCAATATGAACACAATGGTCGCACGATCTTAATTGATCGCGCAAATGCAAGAAGAAATATTTTAAAACAAACTACACCGGTGGTTGATCGTTTTAAGTTAATGAGAAAACGAGAAGGAAAAGATTTCAATTTCCTTCAGTTCCTCGTAACTAATTCGATTCCACTAGACACAATTTCCGGATGTTATCCTTTAGTCTTCACAGACTATCGGAGAATCGTCCATTCCCTACGCCTTTCTTGGGCGTTTTATCTTACTCTTAAAATGAAGAAAGTAGACAACTTTGCTTTTCCTCAAAGAACCCGTAATGGATCCTTTTCGAGGCGAAACAAAGATCATTTGTCTGAAATCTTCATTCACCTGTATAGTTCCTTGTGTAAACTTGGAATAACAGACGAAAAGAAAATTATAAAATGCTTCAAGAACTCCTTATGTTATCATGTTAGTACTTCATTGGAACAAACTGAACTTCCCGAAGGGGATAGGTTCAATTTAGTTCCAATACAATTCCGGGGATATTTTCGATTGATGGGAGAAGAAAAGAAAGTCAATTTCTTTTTTTTCCCTTTTACAGTCGAAAGTCCTTTGTGAGGAAGTTCCGAAAAGCTTTGTTCAAGATGCTTTATCTAAGCATCATGAACAACTCTCTTCAGAACACCCCGGAGTTTCTGACCAAGCTCTGTCCGATTTATATAAAAGAGGACAAGAATTTGGAAAGATTGTAGCGAAATACTATAATCCTTCAAAAGGTTATTTACCTACGAATAAGGCCACTTGCCACTTCCCTCGTGATCGAGGAGGAGTGAAAGGTGATCTTGTATACCATGATCGGCTCAGTACCGGTCTAGGGAGAAATCCCCGAGACCGTATTGAACCTTTCGTGATTGGTCTTTTTGGTCAACCAGGACAAGGAAAGTCCTCAGTACTGTCAAAAGTTCTGAGTTCTTTACGAACCTTGTTTCCTGGTGTACCATTGAAAGACCTTACGTATGAAAGAACCTGCAATGTTGAATATTGGGATGGTTATAAAGACCAACCCATCGTAATTATGGATGATATTGGACAGCAATTTTCAGGTAAAGATATTCCAGAGTTTCAAACTCTTGTATCTTGTAATCCCTATGTGCTTCCAATGGCAGAATTATCTGAAAAAGGGACACTTTTCAATAGTCCCATTATCATTTTGACTTCAAACCTGAAATATGGTGAGAATCTCAATTCTGTTTATCCTGAGTCCAGTCGAATCCTTGATGAAGCATCTTTTTGGCGACGTATACATATCCCTATCTATGTAGAAAGGGGACAGTATTATCGTCTCAAAGAAGAACCATCTTGGATTCGACCTGAAAACCTCTTATACGGTCAACATGGAAAGGAAAGATGTACACGACACCGTGTTTCTAAGAGTGCTAAGGATTCCAATCCTAAAGCCTTCTACCAGAAACAACCTGAATTCAGAGCAAAAGGTTGCTCGACATGGAATGAATGGGAACAGGCCCTTTGGAAAAAGGAACCTGAGAACATTTCTGACCTTTGTCAAGATCTTAAGCAAGAATTTGGTGTGCGTGAACTTTTTCATGATAACATTCGAAAAACCTGGACTCAAACTATCAAATCAACATTTGATGAAACATCGACAAGGATTGGAAAGGACTTCTTTGAAAAAGAAGTAAGTCCTTACCTTCCCGAATCGTTAGGATCATCGATGATGACTTGTTCAGATTCGAACACTTTTAAGTTAGAATTCGATGCTTACCCACCAAGTGAACCCTTACCTGTTAGAGTGGAACCTATTACGGAACCACTCAAGGTTAGGACGATCACTGCTGGGATAGGAGATACATTCTGTCTTAAACCGTTGCAACGTGCAATGTGGAAAGCACTGGGAAATGAACCCCAGTTTTGTTTAACACATGGTACGAATCGCTTGGAACCTGCCATTGAAAGGATCTACGAAAGTAGTGATCCTGACGATGTCTGGATTTCAGGTGATTATACAGCGGCGACAGATAGTTTCTCTATTGAAGCATCTAAAGCTTTACTTGAAGGAATTCTTGAGTCCATTGAACACGAACCTACAAAACGTTGGGCGATGAAAGAAATTTCTCCTCATTTGCTTGTCTATCCGAAGGATTCTGGTTTAGAACCAGTTCTTCAACAGTCAGGACAATTGATGGGGTCACTTCTTTCATTTCCCTTACTTTGTTTACTAAATGATTGTACAGCTCGTTCCATTGGATTATCGCCAAAGAAATACCTTATCAATGGTGATGATATTCTCATGCGTACCAACGCAGAGAATTATCCAATTTGGAAAGAGAGAGTACAAGATTTTGGTCTTAGTCTTTCCCTAGGGAAAAACTATGTCCATAAGAATTTTGGAACTGTCAACTCACAATTAATTTTGCGAGGAGAAGTCCAAAATTCAGGAAAACAAAGAGTTTTGGATCGTCGTGTTCAGGTTTTAGGAGAATGTCTCCGAGATCTAGAGATGAATATGGATGATACATCTACAAACGATATCCAAGAGTTATTTAAGGTCGTGAACCGAAAGAAACTGTCAAAGACAGTTCGATCGATTCGTGTTCCTGTAACTCATGGAGGCTTAGCTCTTTCTTGGGGAGATCGAGATGAACGAGGTCAGTCTTTACGGACTGAAATCCTTGTTTATCTACATGATCTCTTCAAGAAGATCGAGCCTAAAACCGATTGTATTTGTATCCCTTATCTATCTATAGAAAAGATGGTAGAAGAAGAATCGAAAACACTAGAGGATGGTTTCTTTGACTTTTTGGAGTCAACAGAATCGCATGAGGACTTTTTATCGTCCAAAGCCCTTCC